GGACGCGATCCGCAAGATTGGTGGTGCAGAGATGCAGCCTATCTTCCAGCTTGACGATGATGGCGAGCGTCTGTTCAATATCGTCGTGGACTACCTCACCGATCGCGGCTTGATCGAAAGCGTCGACGTGATTACAATCACGATGTTGGCCAAGTCCCTTGCCATCTACATTGAAGTGGCACGTCACATGCACGGCTATGGTGATGCCATCCAGATCTACCCCAACGGCACGAGCAACGTGTCGGGCGCTTTCACCGCCTTGAGCAAGGCCCAGGACCAGGTACTTAAGCTTAGTGCCAAGCTTGGCCTGAGCCCCATGGACCGTTCACGTATCCTGGGTGCGGCTAGCAATGCCAGTGTCGCCAAGACCAAGAGCAGTGAGGGAGATGACATCGACGATTTGACATAATCTTGAGTATTGATGTAAAAGCTTTGAACAGGATGTGGGACTACGTCGAAGATGTAGTCGAGGACCGCATCGTGTCTTGCAGTTACATCAAGAAGGCGTGCGAGCGTTTTATCGCTGACTGTGATCGTGATGACTGGGAGTGGGAGTTTAACATAACATCTGCCGCTAGGTACATCAACTTCATAGAGAGGGTTTGTGTCCACACGAGGGGTGAGATTGCTGGAAAGAAGTTTATCCTCGCTCCATGGCAGGTGTTCTTCGTTGGCCAACTCTTTGGCTGGGTCGACAAAGCCGATCACAAGCGCAGGAGGTTTACGACAGCCCACCTATTTGTCGCACGTAAGAATGGTAAGTCGCAGCTGGCGGCAGCCATCGCCCTTGCTATGGCCGTCCTTGACGGTGATGGGGCTCCTCAGTTGGTTACCGCTGCCACCAAGCGCGACCAGGCACGCGAGGTCTTTGACGAAATATGCCGCTGCATTAAGGTTAGCGAGCCTCTGTCCAAGAGGTTCAACGTGCACAGGGCTGAGGTAAAAGCCCCTCGATCGGGTGTCATCAAACCTCTGTCATCTGACGCAAACACCCTTGACGGTCTCAATTTGAATCTCGCGGTGGTCGATGAGTTCCATGCTATGAAGAACGCGGACCTCTACCGAGTCCTGGCCTCCTCTATGGGTTCGCGCAAGTCACCAATCATGCTGGCCATCACGACAGCCGGTTTCGTAGCTGACGGTCCATGCGCCATGTTTATGTCGGCTGGCAAGTCTGTACTGGAAGGTATAAAGCAAAACGATAGGCTTCTCATCCTCCCCTACGAGATTGACGAAGGGGACGACTGGGACGATCCCTCTGCGTGGGCCAAGTCGAACCCCAACATCGACGTCTCCATCTCGAAAGAATACTTGACGACTCAATGCCAAAACGCAAAGCTGTACGGCAGCCGCTCCATCACAGAATTTATGGTCAAGCACTTGAATGTCTTCGTGGGCTCAAGTGCCGTCTGGATCCCCGACGACGACTGGATGGTGGAGGGCAACTGCCGCGAGGTGCGCGATACTCACGTCATCGACGAGAAAACGAGCAAACCCGTCGCCTATCTAGGTCTCGATTTGGCCGCCACTGATGACATGACGGCACTAGCCATTTGCACTGGCAACGAAGAGGTGGGGTGGGGATTCGAGATGCACTACTTCCTCCCCGAGCGAGCGGTAGAGCGTCGCATCGACAGGGATGAAAACACCATGTACTTGCGGTTTAAGGAGCTTGAGAACGTACATATGACGAAGGGCAACGTCACCGACTACAATGTCATCCGCCGCATGATCAGCGGCCACTACGTTATGGACGGCAAGGTAGAATACGATGCCGACAACCTAATGGAGAAGTACCTGATTAAGGGGGTGGCCTACGACAGGTGGAACTCACTCAACCTGATCAGGGACCTTGAGGGGGATGGTGTCCCTTGCGATCCATACGGCCAGGGCTTTGCCAGCATGTCGTTCCCATCGAAAGAATACGAGAAGGCCGCACTCCAGGGTAAGCTGGTCCACGCTAGCGACGAGGTGCTCCGTTGGATGATGGGCAACGTGACGCTACGCTTAGACCCCAGTGGCAACATCAAACCCGACAAGGCTAAGAGCGGAGACAAGATCGATGGCGTTGTAGCAGCCGTCATGGCTATTGGCGAGGCACTTACCTTTGAGGAGGAGACGACCAATGACTTTGAGTTCTTCATGGCGGTAGTAGGTGGAGATAGTGTGTGATTGGTTTTCACTCACATGACTTGATATAATTTCGCAACAAATCCCACTCTATGGCCGAGAACCGAGGGGCCCCCAGCATTTTCAAACGTATCTTCGACAGCTTCACCGAGAACCGCTATACTGCGGAGCACTCGCCGCTGTCCTTCATGGGCCCCTCAAGTTTGCTTAACAACACCCTGGTGGGCGTTAGTTCTGGGGCCGAGTCATTGCAGCTTACTGCCGTGTACGCATGTGTCAGCCGTATCTCTGATACTATCGCTATGATGCCGGCTTCTGTGATTAGGGTTGGCCGCGACGGCTCGCGCCGTAAGATGGATAACAACCCTATCCACCAACTTGTCTCTCGGGAACCTAACGAGTTCATTGGGGCCTATGAGTTCTGGCAACGCTTGGTCAGCGACGCCCTGCTCTACGGAACGGGACATGCCTATATCGATCGGTCTGGCTCTAAGGTGCAGATGTACCACATCCCAGCCAGCCGTATCTCCTACACGACCAATCCTCTCACTGGAGAGAAGTTTTACAGTTACGATGGGGCACCGAGCAAGATTCCCCAGCGTGACGTACTAGAGATCCAAGCCTTCCGTGGCTTGAACCCGACACACGTCCAGATCCAGAATCTCGGTACGGCCAAGGCTGTGCAGGACTTTGGATCTACGTTCTTCAAGAATGGTGGTATGCTCGGAGGCATCCTGTCCACCAAAGAACACATGACTGCTGAGCAGATGAAGCAAGCGCAGTCCACATGGGAGCGTGAATACACGGGTAGCCGTAACGCCCACAAGGTTGCTATCCTCGGTGGCGGTTTCCAATACCAGCCCTTGAGCGTACCTCTCGAGCAGTTGCAGTTCCTTCAGATGAAGAAATACAGCACCGAAGAGATTGCGCGTATCTACCAGGTCCCACCCGCTATGATCGGGATGGAGAGCAACACGGCGTACAGCAACTATGAACAGCAGGTCCTCCAATTCCACCAAGGATGTATCCTCCCCTGGGTGCGACGCATCGAGCTCGAAGTCGAACGCAAGCTCCTGCGCGGCGACAAAGCTTTGCAGTGCACCTTCGACGTCGACACGTTGTTGCGGGCGGATAGCGGGAACCGGGCTAAGTTCTACCATTCCCTCTTGCAAGACGGCGTCATGTCCATCAATGAGGTTCGCAGCCGCGAAGGATTTGGTCCGGTTGATGGCGGCGATGAACACCACATCCTTATGAACTCTATCCCGCTGAGTCGCATGAACGACTACGCCGACTCGGTGACTAACAAAACTAGCACTGAATAATGGCCGTATATCACTATCACCTCGAAGTTTACGATGCTCGTAAGCAAAATCAAAAATCCGCTACCGCTACTACTGGCCATCGTCGTCAAGGCGGTGTGAATTGGGTTTTTCAATTTACTAGCGATAACCTCGCTAGCCAGTCTTTGGCAGAGGCAGATTTTCTTGATGCCTTGGATACCGCCAAGGCTTCTGCACCGATCCCACATATTCGCCGACTTTCTGGTGATTTGAAGGCAGCGCTTGACATTTCTGCCACTACAGGTTCTGACAGCGTTGCAGCTAACGGACCTTGGTCGGAGCGTGTCGGAAAATCCGTATTTGGATATTTTATCGGCGTTTCTACCACAAGTCTTGCTGCCGCAAAGAACACACAGGGCACAGATCACAACGTGGCATAATGGCTGACACCTACGGAGGATATCCCGACTCAGCTAAGGCTGCCGCTCGCAAAGCCCTGCGTCATCGCGACGAGAAGGGCAGCAAGTGCGGGACCACTGTGGGGTGGGAGCGTGCCAATCAGATCGCTTCTGGAGAGAAGCTTTCTATGGCTACGATCAAACGAACATTCTCATTCCTTAGCCGCGCTGCCGAGTACAACCAAGGCAAGTTCTACGACGAGGACGGCAAGGAGATCTGCGGCAGCGTGATGTATGCTGCTTGGGGTGGTAGCTCTATGAAGAGCTGGTGCTCCGGGATCATCAATAAAAACGATAAATAACCCTAGAAAATATGGCTAACAATGTAGAGAAGCGATTCTTGCCTGGCAGCTTTGAGGTTCGCACTGACGAGGGTAAGCCCACCGTAGTGGAGGGTTATGCCGCCGTCTTCAATGACGAGACTGTCATTGGCGGATCTTTTGCTGAACGCATCGATCGCGGCGCCTTCGATGGCGCAGACATGTCCAACACCGTAGCGTTGTTCAATCACGACATCAACAAGCCCCTTTCCCGTGCAGGTCACGGACTGGAGCTCACCGTTGACGAGCGTGGCTTGAAGTACCGCTTCGAGGTAGGCAACCAAAGCTACGCCCAAGATCTGGTAGAGAACATCCGTATGGGTAACGTCTCGACCAGCAGCTTCGGCTTTACTATCAAAGATGACGAGTGGGAGATGCGTGACGGTGGTATGAACCTCCGCACCATCAAAGAGGTGGATCTGCTCTTCGACGTGTCACCCACTACGCAGGGTGCGTACCCCACCACCGAGGTGGGCTTGCGTTCTATGGAGCTGGCTATGGCCAACGCCGAAGTCACCGAGATCGAAGAGGAAGAGGTGCGATCTGAAGAGGTGGTAGAAGAAGAGGTAGTAGCAGAAGTTGAGGAGGCAGACGAAGAAGACTGCGGCTGTGAGGATAACGAGGTTAAGCCCGTGCCACGCAGCGAAGAAGTAACGCTCGAAACGGCGGACGCCCCCGTCGCCGAAGAGAGTGATAAAATTATTGAACGGGGCGCAGAATCTGAAATCTCTATGAACGAAGAGAAAAACGCACCCGCAGTGGTGCAAGGATTGGGCGACAAAGTCCAAAACGTCCGCGCCCGTTTTGATTTGGGCAAAGCTATCCGTGAAGCGGCTACCGGTAGCTTGTCAGGACTCGAAGCCGAGATGAACTCCGAAGCTGTCAACGAGTTCCGTCAAGCTGGTATCAGCGTGGCTAACGGTATCAACATCCCTGCTATGATGTTGCGTGACGCTGTGCCTATGGCTACGGAAACCGTGGCTACCGTATCGGCTGCTGTCAACCAAGGCGTCCAGACCGACATCGGAGGCCCTATCGCTAACTACCGTCCTGTGACGTTTGCTGACAAGATGGGTGTACGCAAGCTCACGGGCTTGACGGGCGATGTGTCTATCCCTGTTCAGTCTCAGAACGTGACGGCGGCTAAAACTACGAACGAAGCCGACCCTGTTGACTCTACCAACATCGCTCTGTCTTCTGTGTCTCTGTCTCCAGAGCGCTTGTCTGCTCACACGAAGGTGTCGCAGCAGTTGCTCGCTCAGAACAGCTTCGACTTGCAAGCGTTCTTGGCTGACGACATCCGTCGCGGCTTGGAGTTGGCATACAACACGGAGTTGAAGGGTATCATCGAAGGTATCACCGAGACCGACGGTACTGGCGTTGACCCAGCCGATGTGCCTTACTTGTTGGAGGAGGCTTTGCGTGATGCCGGTGTGGACTACGAAGGAGCATACTTCTTGATGGAAGCCGGTGCCTTTAAGACCCTCCGTCGCGCTACCCTCGATGCAGGTTCAGGATTGATGGCCGCTCCCGATCGCAACAACGTGATTGGCTACCCCGCGCTCGTGAGCTCTTTGTTCACGGACGACAACGTATACATGGTTCAGCCTGCTGACCTCGTGTGCGCTGAGTGGGGCGGTATCAACATCATGGTTGATCCTTACACGGAGGCCCACAAAGACGTGGTTCGCATCGTGGCCAACATGTACATGGACTGCGCAATCTTGCGCACAGCTGGCGTGAAGGGCTACAGCAACTTGGGTGCTACTGCCTAATAGCTAACAACTAACGAAAGGGGCTAGGAATTGGCCTGGCCCCTTTTATCTCTCTCTGCATGAATATCAAAGTCACACGATCGTCCCTTACTAGTACGGAGCTGTTTGCTGCTGCCGAGGCTGACGCCTTGGCTTTGATGCGTAATCACGTCCGCGCTATCGACGACAGTGATGACGACCTGCTCAAGGTATACCTTGACGCAGCCATCGATTACATGCAGTCTCTCACCGACCGCTTGTTGGGCACCCACTCCGTCGAGGTCCTCGTAGACTACGACGAGCTGGAGCACCCTGTTGAATTGGCTGGCGTAAACAACATCGACGGCGCCACGATCACGGTAAAGTACCGTCTTGCTGACGGTACGCTCAGCACTGACGTTACAGACGATTCGCCATCGACCGACTACCTAGCCGATCTCAAGTACATCGTAATCGAGGATATCTATCCCGCGTACATCTACTTTGAGAACTTCAGAGACCTCGTCTCCGATACAGCTACGGAGTACAAGAAGGGTTACGTCAAGGTCAGCTTCACTGCTGGCGTCGCCTTGTCGAGTGCGCCTCTCCAATACAAGCAAGCAGCCCTGCTCCTTGTGGGTCACTACTACAACATGCGTGAAGCCGAAGCTATTGGCGGTATCACCATGGAGTTGAAGGAGGGCGTCCAACGTCTCATGGCAAGCGCAAGACAGTACTGATGAGAGCGGGGGAACTCAACGAGAAGATCGACATCAAGCGCGTCACGCGTAGCGTCAACGACTACGGTGACGTCATCGATGCCGCTACCACCTGGAAGGAGGGTATCCGCTGTCGGGTTATGCACCTGGGCACACCCTCTGCTGGGGCTAGCGAGTTCAGTGACGATGATCAGACGGTGGCCGAGATGAAGGCTGAGTTCCGTTGCCGCTATATCAGCGGCCTTCGCTTTGACGACATCGTCGTTTGGAACGGTGCCGAGTTCGATATCTATTCCATCATCCCCATTGGGAGGCGCGAGGGCATGAATGTCCGTGGCCGCTTCCGCGACAATGAGGGAACAGTACCTACCACCTGATGCCGACATTCGTAGGAAAGGGAGGTAGCTTCCGCGTACAGATGGAGATCGAAGGTATCGACAGGAACGATGTGTTCCCTCGTGCTGTCCGCAGGATGAAGAAGATTAAGGACCGTAAGAAGTACCTGAACCGTATCATCCGCAGATCTTTGGAGCCTATGCGTAGGGATATGTCGAGCCTGGCACCTGTCGATACAGGGGCCTTGCGCGAGTCGTTCCGCATCCGCTCTATCAGCAAGACGCCACCCAATGTATGGGCTTGGCGCGTAGGTGGAGTGAGCGGCGAAGGCGTAGGCGTAGGTGGCTTGTCGTATTCTCTGGCTGGGTGGCGCGACCACTGGGCGGAACTGGGTACGGTGAACCACGAACCTACACCGCACATCGCGCCAGCCATCAGCCAAAACGTGGCTGAGGTGAGAAAGAATATAGACTACGAAATCTTACGTTTTCTAGACGACCTGCTTTACGGGAATCTGTAAGTGGGCGTACAAACCCCTTAAAAAAAACCATGGCACTACTTAATGCAAACTATATGGGGCTTTACGCCCTGTCTAAAGGATCGACAGATCCATTCACTATTGGCGTAGGAGCTACATCTTCTGCCGCCATTTCCGATGCTTGGACTAAGAACGGTTCTACCACTGGCGACGCCATCTTGGTTGACTCTATTGATGACGTGTACAAAATTTCTGGCCAACCAGCTATTGCCAGTGTGACTAGCTCTTCCGCAGCATCTCCACAAGCCTTGAGCCTTTTGGCCGCAGCTACGAGCACGTCTCTCGACTTGAGCAATACGGTCAATGAAGTCGTGGCTCGTGACGGCTCGTGCGGAAGCGAGACATTTATCGTTTCGGGAGCGCAGAGCTGGACCCTGTCTGCTGATGGTCTTATCCAAACTGGCGGTGTCGCTGGCTATGGAGCTATGAACTTGATGGACTACGCCCGTGCTGGCGAGTACGTCTTCGTGCGCTTCGTACTCAACAACGCGGCTATGGATGATGCCACCGACAATGACGAGAACGTAAGCTACCTCGGTCAGGCGTTGATCGAAAGCGTCAGCCTCTCCGGCGGCTTCGATGAGACATCTACTTACAGCGTGAGCTTGAGCGGATACGGAAAGCTTTACAAATACCAAGCATAACATAACACCATGTCAGTACTTAACGCAAACTGCCTCGCTATCTACTTTCATGGTAGCGGGAGCGAAAACAAATACACGGTCCTTAACGACTACGATAGTATCGATACTGCTGAAGTTGGCGTCACCGCCGATGTCTCAGACAACCTTATCGTTGCCACCAACAATTCCACGTTCCTAGGCTTCGGGTCTATCGTGGCTGCAACAGACACGTTTACTGAGACTGCACTCACCCTGGCCGCAGCAGCTACTACTAGCACCATCGACTTCAGCAACACCGTTGAAGACGTAGCTCGCGACGGATCGGGAGGCACGCTCCAGCAGAGCGACAACTCCTGGACGGTCTCGTGCGACGGCCTCGTGAAGGCTACCAACGATACGGGCGAGGACTTCCTCGACTTGGCTCGCGACGGCAAGTACGTCATCGTGAAGTTCGATGTCGACGACCTCTCATACGTGGGTCAGGCTCTGATCGATAACGTGAGCATCACGGGTAACGTAGACGAGATTGCTACATACTCTGTGAGCTTGACGGGTATCGACGAGCTGTACAAAGCATAATCATAACGGGCGGCGGCACAGGGTCGTCGCCCTTCTTTTCTTAAACCAACCACCATGAACAACACTCTGCGAGGGGAGTTCTCCTTCAGCATCGGAAAGAAGAAGTACGATGCGTCTCTGACACTCAACGCTCTGCGTATTATGTGTCAAGCCCACAACCGTAAGATCGACGAGATCGACAAGTGGATGTCCGACGACCCTCTTACTGCCGTATGTGCCTTCTGCTACTTCGGCGTTAAGAACGATGGGCTCCGCAAGGGCAAGGACCCTAAGCTCCCCGACTTTGAGACTTTCTGTGCTCAGGCCCTCGACGAAGAGGAGACTATTTCTGCTATGATGGATGCGGTGACGCAAGCCATCGGCGGAGCTGAGGACGTGAAGTCGGGAAACTAACGCATTCCCAGGGAGATTCCAAGGAGGAGTTGACCTGGGATTCTATGTACAAGGCTGGTTTTGAGATGGGGCTGACACCCGATCAGTTCTGGAACATAACCATGCGCGAGTATTCATACATGAGGGAGGCTTACATGTCCAACCTCAGCGCACGATGGGATCACACCGCATCGATCATGTCGCTGATAGCTAATGTAAACTCCGTCAAGGGTAAGAAATTTGAGCCGAAGGACTTCCATCCCTTCGAGCGAATGAACAGTCAGGGGGTGTCCTCTACTCAAGAGGCTATGGAGCTCCTGGAGAAACTAAAACATTTCTGATGCCGAACATTGGTAATACCAGCAGACTAGCGTTTATTGTCAGTCTCGACAACAGCAACTTTCTCAGGAACTCTGAGATCCTGGAGAACAGGCTCGGCAGGTTTGGGGTTGCGGCATCACGCTTTGGTCAAGGCCTTACAAGAAGTCTGTCACTTATCACGGGCCTCTTGGAGGGCTTTGCCGTTGCTACAGCGGCTACTTTTGATGAGATTGCATCTCAGCTTGAAGCTGTTAGTGGGGGTCGGGGTTTCGAAGCTCTCATCCAAAATGCTCGTCAGTTAGGACGATCGACCAAGTTTACCGCCGTAGAAGTTCTCACCCTCACCCGAGAACTTAAAAAACTTGGACTTAGTAATGAGCTTGCAGTATCAGCTGTAGAAAAAACCATTGATATTGTCACCATCTTTGGTGGTGAACTCAACACTACTGGCGATGCTATTGCGGGGTTGACTCGTCAGTTTGAGGATCTGACTTTTTCTAGGGCTGCCGATGTCCTGTCTGTCGCCTTCCGAAAGACCGCTCTCGGAACAGACAACTTCCGAGAAGCGTTTAAGAACGTAGGTACTGTAGCTGACGCTACTGGCCTTTCTTTTGAGAAGAGCGTTGCAGTGCTGGGTGGTCTGGCTAATGCCGCACAGAGAGCTGGCATCGGCGGTACACGCTTTAAGAGCGTATTGACTAATCTGGCCAAATCGGGTTATGACGCCAGCGAAGGATTGCTGGCTATACAGGCTGGTGGTAATGATTTTACCGAACTCCTTGATATATTCGGACTCAGAGGCGTTCTTGCGGCAACTACAATTCAAAACCTTGGCCAAGAGATTGAGGAGCTAACACTCCTATTCGATGATGTCGATGGGGCAACTAGCGCCTTCGCCGACACCATGAGAGATAAGCTCTTCTTCCAGGTGGCTCGGTCGAAAGCTGCCATCCAAGATATTGGCATCTCTCTCGGATATTCTTTGAAGCCGGTCATTGAAAAAGTAGCTGACCTTCTTGAGTTCCTTGCCGACAAGTTTGCAGCGATGAATGCCGAAGAGGCTCAGGCACTAGCTGGCAATGCGCTTTTCGTCATAGCCATCGGTCCGCTCATCTTTGCCATGGGTCAGCTAGCTATTGCTGTTACTGCTTTGCTCACACCCATCGGGCTTTTGACAGCCGGATTATTTCTTGTTGCTGCTGCTGCTGTTAGAACTTACACCAAGAACCTTCTGCTCGAAAGCTCCTTTGAAAAGAGCAAGCAAGTCCTAAAGGAATATAGGGATGAGCTTAAAGAAGTTCAAGGAGATCTTAAGGCATTTAGCACTGGTGAACTAGAGGGTAAGCTGGCCAAACTCAAGGGCCAGTTTGCTCCAGGTGACGATAGGCTGCTCATTGAGCAGCAGCTGCTGGATGATTTTTACAGTAGATCTATACCTACACAATTCCTTGCGGATATTGCTGCCGTAGATGGATTTCTTCAGCCTTTTTATAATTTCTTTGCTTCTATCGTAGGGGTCTCCAGCGATCAACAAGACAGACTCGCAGAGCAGATGAATCGATCTGCTGATCGTCGACGGAAATATCTCGAAGAGATAACAAAGATTGAAAAGGAGCTTGAGGATCGTGAGACGGAGCGGGCGGCTATTGCGGCAGAGCGACTGCGTATCCAAAAAGAGCTTGGCCTCATCGGTGAAGGTGCGCTAGAAGCCAACGAGGACCTCTTTGCCCAGACTATCGACAAGCTCAAGGGGGCTGTATCCGAGTTCGCCGTCAGCGCCGAAGAGGCCAAGCGGGCTATCGGCGACCTCAACCAGCTCGATCTGGCCTCCTTCGAGCAGGCTATGATCGGTAACTTTCCCCAGCTCCTTGATGAGTTTGGCGGGCTGGCTACCGTAAGCAACGCGCTAGGTGTGTCTGCTGAGGCAGCGCGTGCTGTAGAGCAGCAGTTCCGTGGTGCGGCTGAGGCGTTCCTGAAGCTAGGCAACCAGAAGATAGCAGACTTCTTCATCGAGCTGGCTAACAGCTACGAGCGCACGGCCAAAGCCTTCGAGCAGTCCGACCTGGTACAAGAGCTTAAGAACACAGGCGAAGAAGCTGCCAACCTCAATCAGAGTCTTCAGGACTTAGGCCGACAGGGACTTAGCGATACGCTCAAGTCTAGGCTCAGCACCCTCACGACCGAGCTCAAGAGCTTGATCGAGATTGAGGATCCTACAAGCGCCACGAAGGATCGCATCAGAGAGGTCAACGACGAGATTGACGACCTGAACACGACGATTGAAGCTACCGATATTGGCAAGAAGCTCGGTGACATCCTCTTTGCTAAGCCTGGACAAGACTTTGATTCGGATCTGTTCAGCCCATTTGCAGATCCCGATACAGCCAGTAAGTCATCGGATAATATCCGCCGTATCACCAAGGAGATATCGGACCTCCGAGAGAACCTTGCCCTGGCAAAGACAGCTGGCGTAGACCCCTTCTTTATCGCTATTGGCGAGCGGGGGTTGATGCGTAAGTTTGAGGAACTTTACAATCTGTTCCAAGAGTTTGAGATCAACAAGTTCAATGACGGGTTGGCCGAGGTCGAGTCGAGGCTCAAGGCTTTGGGTGCTCTCGAAGCTGAGGGGCTGGTCAGCGGATTCGATGAAGCCGAGGAGCGCGTCAAGCTGCTGACCGAGCAGATTGAGAAGGCCACCATCCTCACCGACGCTGGCGTAGTCATTGACCCTGACAAGGTAGCGGAGCTCAAGGAGCGCTTGAAGGAAGCCACGCAGGAGCTACGCAACTTCTACTTGGCGGGACTCTTGCTCCGTGCCGTCCAGGGATTCGCCAATCAGATCGCTGACGCCTTCCGCCAGGCTAAGGAGGAGGGTCGTCGCTTTGGTGAGGTACTCAAGGAGAGCTTGCAGCGTACCTTCCGCGAACTCATCGCCAAGCTTATCGTACTTACCAGCCTCTTCCTCTTGCTCTCAGTACTCTCTGGCGGCACAGGGGCTGTCGCTGGTGTAGCACGCACTGCTATCTCTGGCGGCTTCGGAAGCTTTATTGGGGAGGGTCTGATTGGCGGAGGTCCAGGCATCAGGAACCTCGGCATCACAGGCGGTGGCGGAGGAGCGGGCTCAGCCCCATCGTTGCGAGTGGAGGGCTTCCTGTCTGGCAACAATGTCGTTATTGCTAATCAGCGCGGTACACGCGCTATCGACCGTACATTTGGGTAATGGCTGTTTCATACCTATTCGACTCCACCTACGGGATTAAGCAGACGCCTAGTGGCGACACTGGCGCACACCGCATAGTCATTGGCTGTACGGATAGTGTTGGCGGTACCCTCAGCGAGCTCGTCATCTACGACCCAGGTATCAATCTTCAATACCAGGGCGACACCGACAGGTTCTCAAAAGCTATCATGGGCTCTACGCTGTCCTTCACGGCACGTATCAATGACAGCCAGCTTGCTACGTGGGACACACTGCTCAACAAAGATGAGGGCAAGGTCTTCTGCCTCTTTTTCAATGACGACAATCCGACTTCTCTGCCGTACTGGTATGGCCATCTCGTCATCGAGAATGCAGCTATCTCTATCAGCAACCAGTACCACGACGTAGACCTGTCGTTCACAGATGGGTTGGCTTCTCTGCGTGGTCAGAATTGGGTTGACGATAATGATGGCGAGAGGTACACTGGCTTCAAGACGCTGGAGTTCTTCCTGAAAGAAATTGTCTTCAAGCTGCCTGCTGTGGCTGGATACCTCGACTATGTAGAGAACGAGCTTACCACCGCTAGCGTACCCCTCTTCTCGGAGGTCGGTCTCCCTTGGCCATCTTCGGACTACCAGGGCACCTTTTACGATTGGCACGAAGACGACCCCATCCTTCAGCACTTGCGCGTCAAGGCCCAGACGTTCGATAAGCCGAAGAAGAAGGTCGATCGCTTACGTGAGGTCAGCCCCCGCCCCGACTTCTTCAGTACAGCCGATGTCCTCGAGGATATATGCAAAACCTTTGGTGCGGTAGCTGTGATGTTTAATGGTAGAGTAAACATCGCCTGCCGACAGGAGATGGCTTTCTTCCGTGGGCAGAACGTATACAGCACTACCTACGATTTCAATAGGTCGGCGCAGACATATGCGCGTAGCACCTCGGCTTCTGCCTACTACAACACAGCTTTCGACTCCACGTACAAGATCGCCAATGGCGCTGTGCGCCGTAGGAGCATGCCCTACTCGCAGGCCCTCCTCGTCCACGAAGACGGGGGTAGCGACAACTTGGTGCAGTATGGATACTTCGATCCTCGCGGTGCGGCGGAGAGCGGTGGACGCCCAAACATCTTTACCTCTAGTGGCGAGGGGCTGATGAATACGGGGTACAGATCGTACATCAGATACGTCTTTGAGAACCCCGCTCCTTGGAACGAACTCGACGACCTGCCTTTGGGTGTCGACGAGGATTACCTCAAGTATCCTGCCGATCCATCGGGATACCTAGGCTTCCCCGAGCAGACGGCCACCGACATAGAGGCTTTTAGTGGAGAGAACGTGAGGCTCACGTTTGGTGGTAACGTAGAGTTCAGGAACTACAACGATACGACGGGCTTGCCCACGCCTTTAGCTAAGAACATGTGGGGCGGCACTATGGTCGTTCGTGTCAGGCTCGAGTTCACTACCATCGATGACGTCACCTACCGACTGAGTCGCACTGTGCAGACTCACGTATTGAGCAATGCTTCGGTTGACTACATAACCATCGATGCTGGCACGCTTGGGCAGGCCGACGACCGCTTTTACTTCCGTAAGCTTTACAACGAGCTCAACTGGATCGCGCAAGGGGAGGATGGGTATGACGACTCTTGGTACGAGATCATGGTTCCTCATGGCGACACCAACAATACGGGTGACGACTGGGGTGCTAGCATCCACGCACTCACTGTTCCATATGCGAACCAACTTGCTTACGCACCTATGGGCGTGAAGATACAGGGCGAAGACGATGGTACTGGTGTGACCCTCGAGAAGCAGGTGTCAGACGCCCATATGTTCCACTACTTCCGTGAGGATATACAGCTCGAGCTACCCTATGGCGCAGGCGACACGGTATTGAATTTTGATACAGTTCGTTTTGAGATGGGGGCCGCTATGTACGAATCAGATAACGGGCCACGACCCAACACGACAGGCGGCAATAGCGGATCTCCACAGTATGATGGCGAGACTCCCGTCTGGCGCAGCGCCAATGCTGACGGCACGGGAGGTTCCAAGCTCTATTCTACAGGCGCATACTACATGGCTGAGCCGTGGCACATCGAATTTGTCGGTGCGCGAGTGGCGTTAGGTGACGGGTCTGAATCGGCGGACATCACCACCAAGTTTACGGGGGGCAGCGGATATGAAGTCTTTGACATGGGGTCTTCGCGCCTTGGATCGAGAAAGACTTTCTACAACAGGCACAATGCCGGGACGCTATGGGCTCCCGTCAAGACTGCAAATACAGCGGGCTCCTTCCTACAGGCTGCTGGCCAGACCGTATACAGCGAGAACTTGCAGTGGCAGGGGCATAACAACGATGAGCCCACCTACGGTGATGGCGAATCTTACGATGCCCTGCACACCTACGTGGCGCACAGCCACCTGCAACTTTTGGGTCGTAGCACCGACATATACAGCATGACGCTGTATCCTCACCCTGGCGCCAACGTCAATACCCTTATGTCGCCACTGTTGGCTTCGTTCACTTCGCAGCTGACGCTGTCTACCGACACCTACCTTATCCCCCTCAACCTTCGTTGGAATAGTGCGGGTGAGTTGGCTGGCGACTTCCTCAAGGTGGGAGCGTCGCGCGACCTCAGCACTGTCCAAGAAGTCTTTGAGAATAGCAGCAAGGGTTCTGGACCTATCGGAGGTCAGCCAGGCCACGGCATCGTGGGGGTGATCGATAAGATTCAGCAGTCACGTTTGGATACGTCTACCAACTCCACCAACATCAACGTAATCGACGGTAAGATCACTGACCTTGATACGGCCAAAGACGACCTCGAAGCGCAATCCTTTTTCCTCGAACGATAATGGCAAACAACTTTAAGAGCAAGGAGATATTTTGGAGCTCGGACGCAACAAAGCTTCTTTTGACATGCACGACGACGAGTGCTATTGTAAGTAGTATCACGCTTCAGTCGACTCAGGATTCAGACCTAGATATAAATCTGAAGTTCTACAAAAATGGTAGCACTTTCCGAGACGTAAAGATACTTAAAGCAATTGGGTCGAGCGCCCAAGAGCTCCTTACCAAGTCTTGGGTTATGGAGAATGGCGATCAGTTTCAAATGACTGTCAGCAACCTTAGTGAGACCCTCGTTGCGACCATTCACTACATGGAGAAGACGGCTAGTGCGGCAACGTCAGAGACCTCCGACCTTTCTGATGTCACCTCCGATGCGCCGGCAGACGGAGAAATCTTAGTCTTCAACTCAAGCCTTGGGAAGTACGAGCCAGTCAGCATCTCGGGCGGACTTGGAACGGCGGTGGATACGGGAGACTTACCGGCAGAGACTATTGCTGATGGCGGCTCAGAGCCGCTCAACAGGTACATGAAGAATATCGGGGGGCTTGACGACCTTACATCTGGCGGGGCAAGCTCTGCGGCCACCCTCTATTCAGACGCTGCAAAATCAAAGTTCGTTGTGGAGCACGACGACGAGAACGTGGTTCAGAAAGTGTCTTTTGCCGACATCATTGCGGCTATCATCCAGGTCGGGGCAAATGATATCGTGGCTGCCGGCTATGGTGATGCGAGCGTGTTTACTGGTCCTACAGGTATTTATGGGGATCTCGATGGCAATGGAGCTGTCGGCACGCAGGACTTGCTTGAGTTCTTGACCACCTTTGGAAACACGTGGGGCACAACAAGCAGCTTGTTTACTTCGACTCAAATCGGAGTTTTAGACAGTGTGGGTTATAGTAGGACTATTTGCAATGGAACTACTATTCAGATGGTTTTGCCACCATCTGGCTATGTGAGTGTTACGCAGGGGACTCAGACAGTCCTCGTGGACTACGCAAACGAGTTAATATCCATTGAGAGCGCGTCGAGCGCAGTGCCTATAAGTGCCTGGACTAACATGAAAGTTCAGGTCTCTGGAAGCATTGGATGTGCTACTACAGTCGCCTCAGATTCAGTATCTGTTGAATTAAGATATACGCTGTACAACTCCACGGGAGGGTCGATCGGCAATGGAAATACATATATTGTCGATAATGTCGCTGTAGATGAGGCTGGTCCCGACACCGAAATTTCTTTTTCCTTAAACCTAAACAGCGCGACTCTTGAATCACAAACGCAGCTTGATGGCGGCTGGACCAATGCTGATATCGACAAAATTGAATTTAGTTTTTACGCAACGTCAACTCTTCCAGCAGGTTTCTGGTTTAAACGTGTCGATTTTGACATGAACATCAACCAAGTATAATGGCTAGTATTAAATTCGTATCTAAGCAGAACGGCGTGGCCATAGTCCTGCCCACGTCAAAAACTTTCCTTGGCGACCCTGACGGCGACTTCGTTGCAGAAGCCGGGGCTATCAGCACTCAGATCAGCATTAAAAGGAGTATTGATGATTTCTATATCATCAAGAACATCGACTACGCGTACATCAGGGATAGTGGAGGTGTTCAAATCGGCACGTCTCGCGACAACTGCGTCAGCGTACTGAATAGCAGCTACCTGGACAGAACGTCGAAGCTGAATGAGATTGATGACATCGACTACCAGAACCCAACGCTTGTCAAGGGGCAGGTTCTGAAGCTCGTTGACATCGGAGGCGGCACCTTGCGATGGAGCAATGAGCTTATCACGCAATACAACCATATCAACGGGTGCTTCTTTGACAACTCCATCCGCGATGTCTACTTGCCTATCCAAGGCGGTGAGAACGAGTACACGACATTGCAAAGGTGGAACAAGTGGGTTGCCCCATACGATTGCACGATTGTAGAATTCCAGTTCCGCAGGGAGTACACGGCCGCCACCTCGGGCAATGTTCAGTTTGGTGTGTTCAGCGTCAATACAGGAAGCACAGTGACCCTGATTGACTCGGCAGTCATCACTCCCAACTATGCCTCGGGTACAACTAACAGCATCACTGTCGATGCCGCCGTCTCTAAGGGCGACACCATCGCATTCCAGTTACGAAACCAACTCAACGTTGCTATGGGCAACTGTATGTTCTCAATTACTCTCAAGCTATGACATTCACAAGCCAAGCCCTTCAGACCCTGACGTCTGATGCCGAGACGGACATCACCGATCACAACTTCCTCATTCCAGTCTTGCAGGAGGTAGACACCATCCTCGCGGATCTGGAAGCACGAGTAGCAGCCCTCGAAGCACGACGCTAATGAAACAACTTTTCCTCCTCTCTCTCTTCACTCTTTTCTTTAACGCAATCACAGCTCAAGAGGAATGCTCCATCCTCTTTGAGCCTAAATTCATGGGGCTTGAGGCGAATCGAGTAGAGGTGGATTTGAACGATGTGGATACGGTGACTATTCCCATCGTATTTCATATTGTACATACTGGTGCTGGGGCGGAGAACAACATCTCCGACGAGCAGGTCATGTCGCAGGTCGACGTCTTGAACGACGAGTTTCGTGATAGCAAGATCCAGTTCTGCATGGCTTCTCGCGATCAGGACAATAACCCCACCAATGGCATCACTCGCACCGACTACAGCTGGAACAAGTCTTACCTTGCTGATGGAATTAGCAATGGCTCAGGCAGCGGAGCCGATCAGACACAAGTCAAGAGTGACGCCGGGTGCTGGAACCCGTCTGAGTACATCAACTACTATGTTGTCAGCGAGATTAACGGCAACGACGGTGGCTGGGGCATTCAGGGCTTCGCTTACCTAGGGCCTACGGGTGACTGCCGCGACGGTGTTGTGTGTTTGTATAATGTGACGGGGAATGTGGGAACGCTCAAGCCTGGAAGAGAGCTTGGTTTTACAGGCGTTCATGAGATGGGCCACCACCTTACGCTCTGGCATACCTTCTCCAATTCGAACGACTGCGTAGAAACCAACTGCGAGACGCAGGGAGATCAAGTATGCGACACACCACCGACCCTTCCTAACGATCAGGGATGTGTTGCCGTTGACTGTCCTGATGCTTTGATCGAGAACTTCATGGACTATACGCCGGAGACGTGCCGTGAGAGTTTTACTGTGGGTCAGGCTGAGCGTATGCACGAGTGCTTGCAGGGATCTCGAAGTGGGCTTCTCGACAACCTATCTTGTGTCCCCGTTGTGGACTACGACGCCACCCCGCTGACAGCCTACTACCAGCAGACGTGGTGCACACCTACTCAAGACATTTGGATCGACGTGGTAAATCAGGGTACGCTCCCTTTGGACGTCATCGAGGTGCAGCTCTACGTCAATGGAAACCAATACGTCGAGTACTTATATGACGTTCCTACTGGCACCCACGAGGTTATGTTTGAGGGAGTATATGTTGATGGAGCCCAGATGTTCGAGGTGCAGGTGGTCAGCGAACTTGACCAGTTCCAAGACAACGACTACGCTTGGTGGACTATTGAGACCGTATCCGGCGAGGTCATGGACATTGTAGTGGGCACAGACAACTGGGCTAACGAGGTTGACTGGGTGCTTTACGATGAGTTTGGGGAGGTCGTGATTGGGGATGGTGGCTATCCTCTGGGAGAGGCCACCTACGAGTACGAGGTCTGCGTGTACGAGGGGTGCTACACCTTCGAGGCTACCGACACCAACGGCGACGGTATGTGCGCTTTTGATTTTGGCAACGACGGGATCTGCGACTTTGGGGGTGAGGGAATCACGGCCACCGTCGGGGGCAACGTCATCTTCGCTACGGAGCAAACGGAGTATTCTCTTTTCGACACGACCTTCTGCTTCTCTATTGGGGATTGCCCTCTCGACTTCGATGGTAATGGTGCTGTAGGCAATGGCGACATCCTTGAGATGATGCTTGAGTACGGGTGTGAATCTGGTTGCCAGACGGACCCCAACAACGATGGCATCGTGAACGTCATGGACCTGCTCTATATGCTTACCAACCTCGGGGATTGTCCACTGGAGCAGGACTTCAGCACGGGGACGCTCAAGGACCTCACGGTGCAAGCGGCCAGCCGTGACTACGGCGGAAAGCCTCGCATCTACGATATGTCCGGGCGCCGAGTGCGTGGCGACATCGATCAGCTCGCGACAGGTGTCTACATCCTGAAGTGGGGAACTGTAACCAAAAAAGTCTTTGTGCAATGAAGAGGCTGCTTTGGTTCCTGATTCCTATCCTGTCCTATGGGCAATGCGACATCGAGATCGTAGGGTTCAACCCTATCTCGACGGATATGACCATCACGGTCCTCGGTGGGGCGTGCATGACTGAGAACGACAGCGTAGGCGAGTTCCTGCTGGGCCTTACCTTCCAGCCACCTATAGAAAACCCACAGGAAACCTGGCCGTGCTTCTATCCTGACGGGTGGGCGTATCTCATCTTCCCTCTCAACTTCCCCGGCTTCGACATCGGTGAAGGCGACGACCAGATTCTCCAGACGGGGGACACGGTGACGTTCAACCTCCTCGAAACTCCGTGGGCGGGGTCGGGGACGGCCAACTGCTGGATCGAGATCTTTCAGGACGCAGCCTATTTTGAAGAGTGCGTCGTGACGGCTGTCACCCAAGTCAACGACAATCAGGAGTTCGGAGACGACAACCTCTTCAACAGCTGGATTACGTGGAGCCTCAACGGAGCGTGTGACCCACCTCCTCCGCCTGTCGTGATAGGCTGTACCGACATGTTCGCATACAACTACAACGTAGAAGCCACGGAAGATGATGGCTCGTGTGTGTACCAGGGCTGCGTAGACCCAGCCGCCATCAACTACTGCGAGGAATGTACTATTGTAGGGCCGTGCGAATACTACCCGGAAGCGGGAGAGAACTGCAACGACCCACTTATCTTCTGCCCAAACACCTTTACCCCTAACAACGACGGAAGCAACGACTACTGGAAGCCCGTCACGACATCGGCGTGCTGGTGGAAGTGGGAGTGCCGCGTCTACAACAGGTGGGGTACACTTGTGTGGATCAGCTACGATCCGGACGACAAATGGCTAGGCAACAGGCTTGCCGCCTTCGTCCCGGACGGTGTGTATGTGTGGACCATCAAGGCCACAACCTTTCAATCAACAAAAGCCGTTGAGATCAACGGAACAGTAACAGTATTCAGATGAACGTAGACGCAATCGTAGGACTTGTCCCCTCTCTCGCCGCCGCCATTGGAGTATGGGTTTCTCTCAATAGTGAGGTGGCCAAGTTGAAGGGTCGTGTCTATAGACTAGAGAACGACCAGAGTGAGCTGAAGGGTATGCTCAAGGAATGCGTTGAAGGCATCCACGAATTGAAGCTGCTGCTCGCCAAGAAAGGCCTGTGATGCGCGACATCAAGAGACTCATCGTACATTGCTCGTACACCAAGCCTAGCATGGACATAGGTGTAGAAGAGATAAGGACCTGGCATGTCGAAGAAAACAAATGGACGGATGTGGGATACCACTACGTCATTCGCCGAGACGGCACGATCGAAAATGGTAGGCCACTGGAACGACCTGGGGCTCATGTTAAAGGTGCGAATCACGATTCCATTGGCATCTGCTGGGTCGGAGGCATGGCCCAGGAGACTTCGGTGGCGGAAGACAATAGAACGGCTGACCAAAGCAAAGCTCTTTTCGATCTCCTTAAAGACCTTCAGGAAAAGTTCCCGGGGGCCGGTGTCATAGGGCACCGCGACGTCAAAGGCGTCACTAAAGAATGCCCGTGCTTCGATGTGCGGGAATGGTATACTGAATCATGCAGAGAAGAAAGCCAAGAAGAAAGAACGGTTCGCCCGAGCACGATATTCAAGTTCTTGTTATCGATCACCTGGAAGCTATGGAGGTACCACCGCTCTACTCGGCAACGGTAGGCGGGGTACGCGTAGCTATGCACACAGCACTCAAGATGAAACAGGCGGGATACAAGAAAGGTATCCCCGACCTCCTCATCTTCGAACCCAGCAACGGGTATGTGGGGTTGGCCATAGAGATCAAGACACCCACAGGCAGGGCTAGTGAGCACCAGAAAGACTGGGTAGACAAGCTACGGGATAGAGGGTGGAGGGCAGAGATATGCAAGGGGCTTAACGCTTGCGTAACGGTGATCGACGAATACTTCGGCGAGTCGAACGACGTACTATAGACTTCATTGTGGTTGGTGAAGGACGGCAGCTATAGCAGTCGTCGGGAAGGGGGCTTCGGCCCCTTTTCTATTATTCCAAACTGTCGTACCAGTAGTCGAGGATGTCAGCCTTCTTCTCTTCAGCCGACCCTTCAAACGTGTACATGTAGATAGGCGTGTTGGGCCCGACGTAGGAGCCCCACACGTTGTACTCGCAGAACTCCAGCGCGTCCTCGTAGGACATGTCGGGGTCCTGGTTCCTAACGACATTTACCATCTCGTACTTGTCGTACACGACATGGCTAAAGTCGTCAATCTTCAAGATGCCAATGATGCAGCTATCAAAGCCGTCGGCAAACATCAACTCATCGTCTTCTAGGTTCATCGGATAGTGCGGTTTTCGACGTGAACATATCCCTTCTTGGTGACTTCTACAAGCGCGTATCCGTGCTGCCAGTCATTGCGTGGGTGGTAGTTGGGAGTAGGATCGCCCAGGTGCCCCACTACGTGGCACTGGATCAGCTTGCCCGCTCCGTCTCTGGTGTAGAAACTCTCGGGGCGATGCAGGTGGCCGCACATGGCGCTCTTCTTCATCTTGCCGTACAGCTTGCGTGAGGGGTTGACACCTCCGATGCCGCGCATCTCGTGACCGTGGATGAACGACATGTCGCCGCAGTGGATGAACCCATCGGCCACGTACTTGATGTCCTGCGCGTGCAGATCGAGGAGCCGCTCAAGCCGCAGGTCGGGCAGATCGTAGAACTCGGCAGCGTTATTCTGGATGTATGCGTCCAGACGCACCTCGTGGTTGCCTTGGATGTAGAAGATCTCCGCATCTCTGAACGCTTCGCGGATGGCGAACAACATCTGGTTGCCCACCTCTATCTCTTCGGCAAAGGTCAGTGTGCCTGGGTCGTTGGGGTAGCGGCTGATGCGGTGGAAGTCCATGATGTCTCCCAACAGCATAATGCTGTCAACGCCACACGACTTGCCCATCTCTATGGCCGTTGCAATCGCAGCCATGTCGTGGTAGGGACAGTGTAGATCGGAGAGTACGAGGAACGTCCGACCCTTGCTGATCGTCAAGTCCTTCTTGCGCTTCTTGTAGTAGCTTCTTGGTAGGATGTCAGTCATGAATATCTAACTTGTAGTTCTCGAGAATAACCTTAGCCATCCACCCACCGCGCGGTAGGCCAATTGTGATAAGCAACTCATCGACCAACTCCACCTGATCTGGCTCGTTGTCGACCTCGTCAAACCATCCACACGCCTTCTGCGCGGACCACTGTAAGTACGCCCTGTCCTTCACGTCAAGGACCATGCTCAACTCCCTGTTCTTCGCACCAAAGTTCTCTCTAGACAGGTCGTCCATGTTCTCGATGTATTCTCGGTATGCCTCATTCATAGTCACCGGCACGCGGCTCTCATCGGCAGCATCCTTCATTCTGGTGATCGTCTGGTTCACATGCCATCGGCGTCGACCGAATAGCTCACCCACAAGCGAGCACGGCAGGTATAGAAACTCTACCAAGTAGTACTGGATAGCGGCACCTTCGGCCCTGCCAAATCCATCTTCACATTCATACGCTACCCGGTACAGATCGAGCAGCTTGCTGACCTCTTCCGCATTAAAGAAATGTTCCTTACCCTTCATTAACATACGTTTACATCAAAGCCATGAAACCCGTGGTATCCATAACCCTCGTACACTTCGACTAGCACGTCGTCTCTCCTACGGCTTATGATGTAGGTGAGAAATCCAAATGAGCTAACCCACCGCCCGTTGTCGGGGTAGGCATCCGCTAGCACGCGGGCCATATCTACCACTTCTTCATGTGAGATGTAGTGGTCGTCTAGGTCGAGGTATATGTTGATGTTGATATCCACTGGAGTCTTCACAAAATACTAGTGCATTATGTGAGAAATCAGATAAGCCGCACAATCTGAGAGACCTTGGCTAGATTCAAGTCTTTTACATAGAAGTAGTAGGCGTGCTTACCCCCGTGCCTACCCTCTTCGGCGAGGTTGAGCGCACGCAAGCGGCTCTTAAAGCGGCGTATGCTCCATGGGTTGTACCCAGAGTTGGCGCAGTAACTCTTAAAGCTGTCGTGGGCCCTGTCTTGGTGTACCTCCACCTGATTCTCATAAGAGGCATCGACCGTAATCCCGCTGGCTTCCATCCAGCTCATGAATGGATCGCCTTCGATACGCAGTCTGTCGATCTCGTGCAGCACCACGTCGGGACGCTCAAGCTTTCCACCGCCACGCTTCACCTCTTCGAGAAGCGCCATGCCCAGGCTTACACCTATCCCGGCACGTGCCTCTGCCGTGGCTAACTTCTCATGCAGGGCTATGTCCCTTTTCTTCCAGTCTTTCGCCGTCTTGAAGTTAATGATGTCGAAGCGGCGTGCGACGCCAGGGTCACTGAGCACATAGCTCAGGCCCATCTCATTAGAGGCGACCACGAGGCACGCACGCGGCGTAATCTCCATAGGCTCGGCGTACAGCTTGCGGGCTATGATAGGCTCCTTGGACACGATCATCTTCAGCGCGTCCTTGTCACCGATGTTTTCGCTGGCATCGGCACTCACGCAAAGCGTGGCATGGGCCAACCGCATCCTGTGTCGGCTGTCGTCGCGCGTTATCTGCGCGAGGTTGTCGGTACGCATAACGTTCTGGCTGCCTATGCAACCCACAATGGCTTCGATCATGGTGGACTTACCTGCACCTGCGGCACCGATAAGAAGCATGATCTTCTGTGCGTTCATAGGGTCGCCGGCTATAGCGTTACCGAACATACCAAGAAGGTATCGACGGGTATCCTCGCACGGCATAGACTCGATAAGGAATTGATCCCACACGCTGCTGTCATCTTTCCTATCCCAGTAGGCAGGGATGCAGTAGGTGGTAAGGTCTTCGGGGCGGTGGCCACGAATGAACGCTTCGTTCTGTCCGCGTATCGTGAGGACCCCGTCGATGTAGTTTATCCCACGTATTGGCCTGGCCTCGTGGCCAAAAACCGAAGAAGGCTTGCCGTGCGAAGAAAAGCTTTTGTCAAACTCCCGTGCGAAGTCTGACGTAAGGATGCTCGGCTTAAGCAATCCCCCACCTTTGGCAAACGCCTTCACAAGTCGCGACATCTGAGCATCAGCTAGAGGTTCGTAGTGCGTACCTGTCCACACACTACGGAAACCACCTAACTCCAAGAGGGGGCTGCCGCACAGCTTGCTGAGCTGAGGCATAGCGATACCGAGCATAGCGGCTGCGCTCTTCGCGCTGCACTTGTCGGGATCGTAGGGTACCTCAACTACTTCAATAATCTTTTCTGGAGAAACGACGTTCTCAGCAAGAGCACAGAGGTGCTCCACACACTGGTCAACTGTCGTTTGATTTACCATACAATCGCTTCTTGTAGTCTGATTCTAGAGTGTTGATCTTCGCGTTCAGTGCATAGATACATGCCTCGAGCAATTCGATGCGGGCTATTGGATCAAAGGTTTCCAACATGCCGCTGTGGAAAACGGAAGAAAAGTCGTAGCATACGTTGAGACCATCGTCGTCTACGTCAATGACACCTGGCTCCATCTCGCTCTCTTCGAAGTTGTCTACCTCTTTATACATCTCATAGAAGTGTAGCTTGTTGAGGAAGATCTGATATACTGCTTCGGCATCGCTGCCCCCCATTCCGTCCTTTCCAAAGTATGTATCGATTGCCGATTTGAATTCGGTCTTGAGCTTGTTGATGGCTTTGTGTGTCATAGTAGTGTGAAAGAAGAGAGGGCCAGCTTGGCCGACCCTCTCACTGTTTAACCTATACCCCAAGCATCAGAAAGGGAGGTCGCCGCTCGCATCGGCTGCTCCCTCTGAGTGGGTCTGTTGCACAGGCGCCCCACCATTACTCTGGCCTTGAGCTTGCTGCTCCTTCAACCAGTCCGGTACCGAAACGTTACCGAGGATGGGGTCCTTACGGCCAGCTTCACGCTCCTCTTTGGGAAGACGTTGAGTGACCATGCAGTCGTTGTATTCGTTGTTAGGCGTAGCCTTCACACGAATAGGAATGTACTTACCATTCTTACCCTCTCGAATCAAGTTCTTGTCAATTTCGGTGAGGTAGATGATGCCGTCCATGACATCGGGGATGCTGATTTCACTCATATCTGGTGATCTTTTTAATGTGGTTGGTGATTTCTCGTTGGGAAGGAGCATAGAAGTCCATACTGCTTTTCTGATTGAGTTGTAGGCGGACGATGATTTCTTGGATTTCATCTGATGTCATTTCGATATTGAAGTCCAACAGCGTATCGATTAGATCTTCCTGCTCTTCGTTCATCAGGGTAGAGGTTCGGCACAGTGACGAAGCAAAGCGACGTGAGTTGTGATACACGTTGCTGTAGTCGTTCTCTGGACCTGCGTTAAACAGTTCGTCAATCCAATCGGCCATATCAGTATCGCTTAAGGGCTAAGGCTCCACTTACAGTAAGGATGAGAGCAAGTGTAATATACAACGGTGTCATGAGTTTTCAATCTCATCCTCACCATAGATACCCATCTCGTAGAGGTCGGCACTCTTGAGCACAACCCTCGACAAGGCTCTCTTCTCCGCCATAGCTACAGGGTAGGCGTTACGGCAGTTCTTAGGAGAGGCTTCGCCATAGCTCTCGACATAGTGCTGAACCTCACCTGGCTTACCAGTCTTCTCGTTCATAAAGGTAGTAGACCTTACGGCCACAGCCTTGATAACGTAGTGGCCAGACTCTACGTTGCACAGGGTGTCAACCACTTCGTACTGAACCACCATCTCGAGTCCACGCTGGATCTTCTCTATCCCAGTACGGGTGATGATCACAAAACCCTGCGGCGCCTGGAAGAAGTCGTCCTTGTCAAGACCGTACTTGTCGGTGAGCAACCTGAACTTTTGTTTCTGCTGCTCGCTGATGTTTGCTTTAGCCATAGTTCTTACTGATGATCTCTTTAAGTGTCGTCTTATTGAAGTCAAGCTCACGCTGCGTACTCCACAACGTAGCCTTGATGTGATCACGCTGCTCTAGCAGAGCATTGATAGCTGCCTCACCGGCAAACAGGAGTCGATACAACTCCTTGTAAGCTTGTAGCTTTTCAGAAGGAACTGACTCCGGATCGTACTCCAGAGTCAGCTCCATTTGCGTTGCTTTGTTGCCAAGCTTCATGGCAACTCCAATAAGTTCAGCTGTCGTCATTTCTTCTTACGACGGTCACCAGTGATGGCCGTAATAAGGACATCGAGGTAACCAAAGATCTGATTGTCAGCCTCGGTGGGAGTGAGATTGACGACAATTTTTGCAAAGGCCATCACGCCGATGACGAGCTCGGCCCAGTGGTCGAGGAAAAAGTTAGTAGGTTCCATGATCAGTAATCATAAATTTCACCGTCGTTATCATAAAGGACGATTGTTTCAGTAGTAAGCTTCCTGCTAGCCAACTTGATGACGAGACACCAGAATGGCTTGAGGCTGCCATCGACAAAGATAGTGTCAATGGATGAGGACATCTTGTAACCCTCACGTTCTTGATACTCCATAGGTATCTGATGGGTAAGTCTCGACGGTATGACGCCGGTGTTGATCATGTCGTGATCGAGAAGCACACTCTGTGGTGTGCTCTGTCTCGATGAATACTTACGGAACTGATGGAGCAGGAACAAAGTGGGAATGCCAGCGAGGCATAGGCTAACGAATAACATCATAATGGTAGGGGTTGGGTTTCTCTGTCTGCTATTCTAAAGATTTCTTCTTGGATACGCAAGGCTTCGGCATCATTTTTTAGTATGCCATCGATGGCTGCCTGGAATGTAAGCCAGCCTATAGCTTCGTGACAGAGCATCCAGTGTTTACGTCTCATGCGAGGAGACTCCGTGATGTGACGTAGATGGTACAGACTTTTGTGAAGAACCCGAAGTCGGGCGGTGTAACGCTTACCCTTACTCGGGCGCAGTGAAGCAGCTTCGATGCCGCTGTGCCGTACCCAATAGAAGATACGCTGATCGATGTCGTTTCTCATTGGTCATAGATTTTTCCGTTCTTGTATACAGGGATGACAACGTAGTAGCTAGGCTTACTGCTAGCTGTAGTCTTAAAGCCAACACGTAGCTTCCATACTCTCTCGCCATTGTACCTAGCGGGGAGGATGGTGCAGGACAATCGCCCTGGCACCGCCCTGTAGTGTTCGTCGAACATGCCGCTGGGGTGAGCCCTCAAGGTATCCCAATACCTTCGGGGTGGTTTACCTACTTCGAACTTCTCTTTGACACGTTGCAAAGCCTTCGGTGGTTTCGGCGATGGATCATCGAGGTACCACCTGAGCGTGTTCCCAAAGAGAGAGAAAGCAACGATACATATCAGAGCCTTCTCGTAGAAGATAAGACCGAACTCTACAGTGTTCCCCATAGGATCTTAGTTGCGGTGTACGACACCATCTTCTCCGTAGCTGTGCTTCCCGGGAATTCACCCAAGCTCAAGCCAAGCTTACGTCGACGCTCATAGATAGCTATGGGTGTTCTGCTTAGGACCTTGGCAATCTCGAAGTTGTTCTTGCCTTTCTTGGCCAGTGTTGCAAGGATGCGACTGTCGCGAGCATCCCATCGTTTACGGGTGATCTTTGTTTTACCCATGGTTGTATTGGATTTTGTGATAGTGAATACATACGTCATCGTCATCGAGGGTGACGTACTTAAGAATGTTTTCGTCCATGTCATCGAGTTGGTAGAAGACGTGCTCGTACAGCTCGTGTGTCAACTCGTTGAACCTCATGAAGTCTTTGTCGAATCCTCGGGAGTGCAGAGCTATGTTGGACACATGGCATCGTAGTTCCACGTAGTCCCATAGCCACTCGACACCAGAGTAGATCTGATCGTAAGCCAGGTACTTCGGCATCACGTAGGAGCCATCGTCTTTCATGACGGGTTCTACTTGGTAGATGATAAACAGGTAGCCCTCGTCATCCTTGTTCGAGAGATTCCACAGCGTGCGCCTGTTCTTGCCATCGTACTTGATGTCGTTGTTGTCTATGCTGTACCCATCGTTGAGGAAGGGCAGCATCTTCTTCGATAGGTATTCGAAAGCGAATCCATAGTCATCGAAGGTGGCGAACGTTGGGTCACTGTACCCTTCGCAAAGGGTAGCAGTGGTCCCAACTACTACAAACTGATCCTTCATACCTCTACCTCTAGGGGTTCGTGCTGAACGATACAGAATGTGTTTACGATGTCGATCCTACTCAAGTGTGGGTAGATCTCGGACAGGAAGTTGACGGCTTCACGTTCCCCGTGAAAGACGAGGAGCTTACCGTGTTCGTCGTGAGCCCACTCGTGTTTGTTGAGGGCATCACCGTGGGTTGGTCGGCCAATTTTGTAACTCATGATGCAATTATAGGTATTAAAGGTTAGACTTGCAAGATAATGTTGCGTAGAAAATTCTGTTGACACAGTCGACTACCACTGACTTTCGTTGTGGCGATTTTTGTAGATGCAGATGGAGCTGCCGTGTGGTTTCTGGTGCCTCACGCTCGATGTAATTCACTCTGTTGATGTAGTCTCCATCGTAAGGGTTGGCACTGATCAGGTCATTGACTCTAGTCATGACGTGATATTGTAGTAGATAGAGGCCAGGTCTTCGTAGAGCTTTGGTAGCTCCTCCGATGGATCGAAGAGCATATCGTCCTGCCGTGCTGACATATACGCATCCATAGCTTCTAGGAACTCACAACCTGATTTGTGGTAGTTGATGTCGTCACGGTATGGGTTGCTGTCCTGTCCGTTCTTTTCAACTAGCCTTTCGAGGAAGTCGATACGCTTGACCATGTCGATCATCTTCTGATCCTTGTCGTGTAGTTGCTGCGTAAGCAACTCGTATGTTGAGTTATTCATCGTCTTCGATTGATTTTGAGTTCACGAATCTTGTCGCGGAGCTGAATCTCCAGTGCAGTGAGCCGCTCCTTGTCTTCACGGAGCTTAGCATTCTCTGCTTCGAGGGAAGCCTCATCGTCTTTGGTTACTGTCCAGTTAAAGATGAAGTCCTCGAGTTCTTCGGGGAGGTTCTCCATGTCGGTATGGAGTATGACCTCTTCGCGATCGACGAGAAGCTTGTGTAGTTCGGTGTAGGCACCGGTGTAGTTCAGCACATGGCTGATACGTTCGATCAGCTTGACTCTCTCGAGGTCGCTGAAGTTACGTGTGTGTCTCATAGGGTATAGGGTTTGGGGTTCACAATTCTTCGATCTTGTCCCAGTAACGAACGATGTCGATAGGGACTTGATAGTACTTTTCAGTTACAGGGTCTCGCCATGTTTCATGTTCACCTGCATATGTTTCTTCAACATACACAAGGCGTTTGCGTATTTCTTTATTCATCGTAGAAGTATCCTTGGTTAATGCAGGGATCGGGAGCCTTGCCATCGTAGTAGTCGCCACATCGTGACAGCGATGGTGACTTGTAGGGCTGGCCACTGAATGCTATCGAGATACCTCGATCCCTTTCGCCATAGCCACCATTCATCTCGTCGAGCAGTTCATAGAAGTCCTTGCCTCCGAAGATGCCGTAGCCTCCGTAGTCCTCCTCTCGCCACTTGTTGCCCTTGTCGTCTGTCATTGTGACGGAGAATGTAGGTCGAATGCTGTAGTTACAGGAGATGCTCTGACCTGTGTCTTGTGTAATCCAACTGAAGAATCCCATGGTGTTATTGGTTATTGGGTTGAAGTTGTGGTACGAGTGAGTAGAGACCATAGCCTCCGTAGTACTTCTCGAGCATAGCGTCGATGTAGTCGAGGTCGTCTTGGTGTTTGCACTGACGACGCATGGCGATCAGTTGCTGCTCTGTTACTTTGCACGGCATTGTTGATGATGTTAAAGGTTATTAAGTTCATGGTTGTACTCTTTCATAAGAGTTTCGACGGTCAATCCATCGTTCAGAAATTCGGGTCGAGCGTTCAGCCAGTAGACTAAACCACGGAGGTAGTTGGCTGCGTAGTCGACAGCTTCTTCTTTAATGTGAGACATAGGGTATAGGTATTAAGGGTTGTTTTGTTATCAGTGGAAGACCAAGCCGACCTTGTTGCTGTCATTGAACCACTTGGTAGCCATCACATCTGACGCCATAGCATCGACGTACCCTGCGGCATTCATGTCGTCGTAGGTGTCGAAGATGCGAGCGTGGCGGTGGTTGGTTGTGTCGATCAGATCGTCACGTGTACCACCCTCCGAGAAGATGATGTCGTAGTTGGGTGGGATGTCGTCACGGTCAAGGAACAATGGCACCGACTTGGTGTAGCTGTAGAACCTGACGTGGGGTAGTGCACGAGCGATGGCAAACCACTTCTCGATATACTTTCTACTGTAGTAGTCACCGCTGTCATGGACGCGGATCATGTCAGCCTTGGTACGTTTGACTTCGGCAATCATGACGTCTACGAACGTGTCACATTTGGTGGCTTCGTATCGTCGGATGAATGCGGGCTTGACGTTAGACCACGTGTATGCACCCTTCTGTGCATAGCAGAACTTAGCACATGACCCTGCGAAGGGACAGGTGCGTCGCCCTGAGTCGGGGTCGACTAGCGCAGGGATGCCGAAGTTCATGACCTTGAGGCCAACAGCCTTGGAGGTCTTTTTGAGCTTGGAGTTTTGGGTTAATAGGTTCATCAGTATGGGAAATGATGGTTAAATATGTCGTCTTTGATGGAGTCCTTGTCGAGTGTGTCCCAATGAAGGTCGAACACAGGAACACGGACGTCGGGTTGTGTCTTGCGACTGATGAGATAGAAGCCGTCCTCTATCTCTACTTCGGGGGGATCGGGTGGGGTGAGGTAGTCGCCCGGACAACCTTCGTGCAATTCGTACACCACGATGAGGTGTACATCTTCGTCGTGGTATCCCACCTGTGTGTCAACTATCCAGTGTCGTGTCATGACCAATTGTTTGCGTGTCCGTTCATCACGTCAGTGTAGTAGAGAAGGGACATGGGTTTGTATATTCTGTTGATGTGCGCTACCTCCTTGATGAAGGCTTGCATTTCTTGACGTGTGTACATATAAGCGTTGGGGGCTTTGAACCATCCGTCGGTGTACACGATGCCGTGCTCTGTTTGGTGCTTGATGTCGTTTCTCATTGTGGTCGGTGCATCCAATGAATGTTATCTAGGTCGTATCCGCCGCCGTCGGGACAGCACAACCACTGCTCGACGTCGTTGTACCTGCTGACAGGGAACGGATCGGGAAGGTTGAGTATATCGACTTGGGACGTGACGAAGTTGAGGACTGCGATTTGGTCGTAGTCCAGCTCGATGCTAACTGATTTCATAGTACTTGGGT